CTTTTGTAAGAACACCGATCAATATCTTTAAAGCACAGGTAAGAAGAACTCCTGTTGTTAATAGATTACTTAAAGAATACAGACAAGCATTAACAAGCCCAGATCCGTCTGTAGTAGCAAGAGCAAAAGGTGAATCAATACTTGGTGGTTCTATATGGGCTATAGCAGGTCTTACAGCTTTTGCTTCTAATAATCCTATGTCTGAGTTAGCAATAACTGGTGGTGGACCTTCTGATTACAATATGCTTAATCAAAAACGTGCTACAGGTTGGCAGCCTTACAGTTTTAGATTTCTTTTAAGAGATGAAAATGGTAATGTACGCATGGGTAAAGATGGTAAGCCTAGATATAAATATGTAAGTTTTAGAAGGTTAGATCCTTGGTCTTCTTTTCTTATGATGGCTGCTGATGCAGCAGCTATTACAGGTAGTCTTAGTAGACAAGATCGTGATGATTTTGGTGTTGCTGCTGCTGTTGCATTAGGTCGTAATATTACAAACAAAACTTATTTACAAGGTATTACTGAACTTGCTGATTTATTAGGTAAGCCTTATAAGTTAGAAAGTTGGCTTGCTAGAAGGGCAGCAGCTACTGTTAATCCTGTTAGTGCTTTTGGAAGATCAGTAAAAAAAAGTGGCTTGACAACTAGCTATGGTCAAATACCAGCAGATCAAAGAATTTTAGATAAAAAAGTAAGGGCAGGTGATGATGGAATGGTAGTTCTTAGAAAGTTTCATAATGAATTAGCAGCAACAATACCTGCTTATGGTGGTGGTTTAAGACCAATGAGAAACTTTATAACTGGTTCTGTTATTGAATATCCTGTAGGGTATGGTCCTGATACTATGAGTATTCTTAATCCTATAAAAGAAACAAATAGTGTTAACAATACTGTTCTTACAACCCTTGATGAAATTGGTGCAAGAATAACACAACCTTCAGATGAATTAAATCTTGGAAGATTACCTAGTGGCCAACCGATAGGAAGTGGGATAGAACTAACTTATGACGAACATCTTGACTTAATTGAAGAAACTGCTTTTGTAAAAATTAATGGTACAACTATGGTAAAAGCTTTGCATAACAGGATTCAACAAAAAGATTTTCAAGCATTAATGAAAAGTGTAAGAGGTGAATTGATAGAACAAAATAATATGGATATAGAAGTTAAAGCACAAGAAGCTAATAGAGATTTAGCCGAAGATATATTAAGAGATATTGTAAATAAATACAAAAGGGCTGGTAAAAAAGTTTGGTTAAGTAAAAATCCAGAACGTGAACTAGAATATAAACAGTTGCAATCTGCCATAAGGCAAGAAGCTAACAATGACATCTTAGAAGGTTTCAATCAACTTAATTAATCATGGCAACTAACACCGCAGCATCTTTTACAAACCATACTGGCAATGGTAGCACTAGCTCGTTTGCTATATCATTTCCATTTTTATCAAACAATGAGATAGATGTAACTGTTGGTGGAGTCTTAAAAACAATAAATACACATTATACAATTAATGGATCAACTCTTACCTTTTCGAGTGGTAATACACCTGCTAATGGTACTGCTATTAAGTTTCAAAGAGATACAGATATAAGCACTAAAAAAGTAGATTTTGCAGATGGTTCTGTTTTAACAGAGACAGATTTAGATAACAATAGTGATCAGATATTATTTGGTCTGCAAGAG